TTCAAAGCACCATGCGAGGAACTGTAGGGGGCAGTCAGCGCCTGTCCAGCCATCGTTGGATACCGGGTCCTCAGCGAAGTCCATGATGAGGGTTGTGGCGATCCTTGACCCACTGTGCGCGGTCAGGGAGGGCAGCCTTGTCGAAGCCCCACTTGTTAGCGCCGTGCACCATGAACCACATCACTGCCTCTGTGGAGGCGAGTGGCTTACCGTCTGCGAAGTGCAGCAGGGCCTTCTGCATATCCGACCCTTGTGGGGATACCCCGGAGGTCTGGGCATACAGGCGGCCACGGAAGTCCGCGAAGTACATGAAGTACAGCCGGTCGAACGAGCGGAACTTATCGGCTACGCTGGTAGCTGTGTAGAAGCGCCCGTACTTGGTGCCGCGCAGCTTCATCTGCGTGAACCATTCGGCCTTGCTCCGCTTCCAGTGCACGAACTCCTCAGCCTGTTCCGGGGTCATATCGTCCACGGTCATGCTGCCAAGGAGCCAGTCTGGCTTAGGCGGTGCGGGGAACTCCGCATGTGAGAGAATCTCGTCCATGTCGAAGTGGCGGGCTACCTGCCGGATCGCGTCCAGCATACGGCCATTGATCTGCCAAGGCACCCGCTGCAAGGCGTTGATGGCTGCCAGCGGGGAGGCCATGTCAGCATCCTCGAAGTCCGACCATGAGCCGTGGCTGCGAACAGCGAAGGGCTGCATACGGCGCATCTCGATGGTGTGGAAGCCGCCTTCTGACACCGAGGTCCAATCAATCGGGGGCTCGATGCAAGGGAGGTAGTAAGGGGTCGTCTCAGCCACATGGCCCTTGATCTGCGAGATGAGCTCAAGGACTTCCGGTGACAGCCTGATCTTGATGGTGTTGCGGACAGCGGATGCCCGCCGAGCCGTGATGACGCCGTGATCGAGCTCGACCATGCCGAGGCTGCACAGGGCATCAACGAGGTACGTTCCGACCTGTGTTACGCCACCCGGCCCCCACTCTGGGAATGGGATGCCGTTCTCTTTGGCCTGCATCTTGAACACCGTCATCCGGTGCCGCTCGCTCTTGGACATCCGGCGACCAAGATCATTGACGAGGGTGAAGAAGAGCTCCGGGCTGGCCGTCTCGAAGAGGCCTAGCAAGAGCTCATGGTAGACCGCCTTGCCTACAGTGTGGCAGATCGGTCGGGCGCTCTCGCTTACTTCCCGGCTCTCCGGGTTCAGCAGGCCGTTAAGGGTATTGCGGACAGCAAGGTAGGCGACTGCCTCTGGGTCCATTGCTTCGAGTAGGGCCACATGCGCCTTGCGCCGCCCTGCCCGCTTCTTGTCCATATCCTCCCGCAGCAGCTCTGCCAGCGGTAATACGAACCTGCGGTAGATCGCCTTTGCGTAGGGGTTATTGTCTGCTCTGCCTCCTTCTTCGTTCCGTGTCATCATGCGCTCTGTGCGGGCGCGGCCAAATGCGTACATTTCTCGTTCAAGTTCAGCCTGCGAGATAGGACCCGCAGAAGTTGGCGTAGCGTTCAATGCTATCCCTTAATTAGTGTCGGTATGTTGGGGCTCTCTAAGTCCCAGTTCCATCCGAACCTCCGAGACAACTACTCGGAGGACGGTGGCGAAGCGGTGTCCGTTCTTGCGCTTGGCAGCGCGGTCGGCGCGGTTATCGAGTTCAACGAGAAGCTCTTGGACTTTATCCATTCGGGCCGTACTCGTGCTCGATCAGAAGCTGGATGGTATGGATTGCCTTCTCAAGGCTCTCGCGCCCGCCCTTGTCTCGGAAGCGGGTGACGTACTTGATTACCGTGTGCTGCATGGGGTCCAGCTTATTGGCCATGCTATATTGGAATGGTTGAATGCGGAGCCTGCTGTAGTGGCTGCCCCCCACCTGCCGGTCGAAGGGAGACTTCTTAGGGCTGCAAAGCCCGAGGGCTTCATTGAACTCTTTGACGCTGGGCATATTATTCTCCGATGTGGTCGAGCTGGATGACGAAGCTGTCGTAGAGGGACAGTCGATTATCTTTGCGCTCACAGTGAAAACCCATCCACTGCGCGGGGACGGAAGAATATCCTGCGATTCCAGAATACTCAGTGCCGCCTGCGCCTGCTCCAAAGAAAGCCCCGTTGACAACCAACTGGCCGGAATTGAATGCTGTGACAGTGTGCTTGTCCCCCATGCGGAAGTACGTGAGGTGTTTCTTCTCTTGCTCAGCCCGCTTTACTTTGTGGGCTGTCATAGATGCTTCGGTGACGGATACCCCAACTCCGTGCTCGTACAGGACGTGCTGGCCGTAGAAGTCGGTCACGGCGTAGCTGCCTTCGGGGATGATCCATTCGAGATGGCCGTAGCCAGCACGCTGAGCGATCATCTCCATTGACTTGTAGAGGGGCCATGAGAGCTGCTGCCGACCGGGCTGGAACATATTGAGGCCGTGGTCGTCCCAGTCATGGTTGCCTGTGACGCAGATGATTTTCATGGGGATACCGAGGCGGGCCAGTGGCTCCACCACGAACTCGAAGATACCGACAGTAGCATCGAAGATTTGCTCAGCCGTGCCGGTGTCTGTGGCTCGGGCGCTGTTCTTGTGCTTCTTGTCGCTCTCGATGATGTCCCCAAGCATGGCGAGGGTAATTCCCTCGATAGCGTAGCCTGCGTCAGCCTTCTGCTTGATCTGGAACAGGACTGCCCTGCCCATCTCGAACAGCCGCTTGCGGGCTACCAATGTGTTGTATCCGGGGGAGAGCTTGCCGATCTGCAAGTCAGATAGCAGGATTTCGACCTGTAGGGCCGTACCAGAGCCTCCGAGCATTCCTGTGAAGCTCACTGGCTCCCGGTCATTAAGGGCCTCTACGACCGCCTCAGCGGCGTCTAGGAAGGCTTCCTTGATACCCACTGCATCAGCCAGCGCGGTTACGTCCCGGCGCAGCTTACTGTTCTCTACGGAGACGGTGCGGTTGCGGGCAATCTGTTGGGCCCGATGCAGCGCGTCAGTGAACTCGGTGGGGTCCATCCTGTCCACCATGCGGCGAACGAACTGATGGTTCACAATGCCCCGGCCCAGTTGGCTCAGGGCACGGGCAGCCTTAGTAACGCTGCCCTCATTGTCATTCATGGCGTCCCTGATTTCATCGAAGGAGAACAGGGGCGGCTTGATCTGGGTAGTTATTGCTTGCTCGCTTTCCAGCCGAGGGCGGCCATAGTCATGAGGATGCCGGTGTCTTGGCGTCCTGCTCGAATGTCCCGGACCCACTGCTTGTTGAAGTGGTTCAGGGCCTCGAAGTGATCTGCGATAGTGTCGCGTAGTTTCTGCAATTCATCTGCCGTCATCGTTTAGGCAGGCTCTTAGTTGCGCGGACCTTGCGGGCCTTTGCGTTCCTAGCCAATCGCTTCTCGTCCTCTGTCTTGTGGGTCGGATGGATCAGGCCAGTGATGTTCGTCATGTGCCGCTGTAGGTAGCTGGCAGCCCCATTGAGGAAGGCCGGGAGGGACTTGACCCCGAACCTTGATGCATTGTTCTCCACCTTGCCTAGCAGGGCGTTACAGCCACGGTGGAGGGTGCCTCGTACTGCACCTGTGGTGTGGCAGTGATCCAAGACCGGATCACTAGCCACTCCGGGTAAGCCGCATAGGGCGCACTTGTTACGCTGCGATAGCAGTTGTGCATCCCGGATCGGCTTGATTTGACTGTGCGTTAAGCGTTGCCCGTGCAAGGGTTACTCTCTCTGTAAGACGCTTTGCAGCGTCGTAGATGTCAGGTGGGTAGGTCACGCGGCTGTGGCCAGCGTGTGTAACGAAGTCGTCAATGTCGGCGTTGAGGCCGCAGCGCATCCAGAGGAGCCCTGCCTGCTCGGCGTAGTGGTCAGCCCAGCTATCACCGTAGTAGTCGCGGTACAGGAAGGCCGTAGCCTCTGCTGCCTCAGTAGCGTTGGTGCAGTCCTGTAGAAGGCTGAATGCCCCCTTCTCGCCTACCGTCTTGAAGCTGCCATTCTTGGAAGCCACGCCGGGTAGGCCGGGGATATTGTCAGCGGTGTCCCCCATCAGCATCTGGATGAAGAACCACTTGAGGCCGTACTGCTTGCCGTCCTCGCCAACCACATCGTAGTCGCCGGGGTGCACACGGGTCAGTATGCGCCTGCCCTCAGTCCCCGGCCTCCACGTTATATGGAGGCCCGGTAACATCCGCATATCCTTGTCGGCTGTTGCGATGGCTATGTAGCCCGGAGGCTTGCCAACAGCATAGGCAGCGCAGGCAGCTATCCCGTCATCGGCCTCACGGGACTCCCAGACCTTAGCGCGGAACAGGTGCCCCTCGTAGGTCTGCAACCAGTCCTGTAGGAAGTCGTGGTTCTTAGGCTTCCCGCTACCGGCGCGTTGCCCTTGGTAGGGCTTGACGGTGGCTATTAAGTACCGCTCGCCCTTCTGGCTTCCTGTGGCAGTGCTGTGGACGACAACCGTGTCAGCGCCCGTCTGAGACCGGAAGGCCTCGATGAGCTCTAAGGCATTGATCCTCGCCTGTCCCGCAGGTGTATCGTCGTTGCCGCTGGCATAGTAGGCCAGATAGTCCCCGTCTATGTGGACCTCTAAGCCGTGTATGGTAGCGGGAGCGTCGATCTTCTGGGGATTGTTTTCGGCTGCTTCTGCGGTCGCACTTGCAATGTCGAACATACTCATTCCTCCAAATGCAAGAAAGGCCCCACTAGGGGGCCCTCTTGTCGATTACGCACTGACAGGTCGTTCAGTGCGCCTTACACACCTGCGAGTGGGTCAGCCCCACCAGTAGGCTTCTCTGCATCCGGCAAATCCGGAGTGCCTCCTGCGGACAGCAGTTGGTGAATAGGGGAGCCAGTGAAGTTCACAGCGGACATGATGGTGTCCTGCCAGAAGTTCTTGCTCCGACCCTCCTTCACTACGTTGCCGTCCTTGTCCTTCTTGTCGTCGTACTTCCCGTCGATGAAGAGCGTGTCCCACATCGGCTTGAGGAACTTGTCGCTAGCGTTCCAGAGGAAGCACTTGAGCGGGCTCATCGGGGGATCAACCTGCACCGGGCGCGGTTCACCCGTTTCCGGGTCATCCACAAAGGCGGGCTTGATGGTGTAGCCATTGGCATCCCGCAGGTTGGCGTAGGTTTTCTTGTCTGCACCCTCGCCCTTCGAGTTGTGGACCACGGTGCCAACGAAGGCTTGGCCCAGCATCTGCGAGAAGTGCCGGTACTGCTTGGTGTGATTGAGCTTGTTGAAGAGCTTGAAGAAGTTCGCCTTCTCGTTGAGGCTCAGGTTCTCGGTGATGGTGATGATGTGCGGGACCAGATTGTCCCCGATCTTCTGAGGCGGGTGCTTCGGGCCACTAAGCTCGAACTGCAACTTGACCTTATCGTTGAGCTTCACATCGCCATTGTAATTCTGTGAGTGCTTGCCAATTTCGATGTAGGAGACGAGGCGCAGGCGGACAAAGCCCTCTGCCGGGAGCTCTCGCTCAAAGTCACCGCCGCCTTGGGCTTCGGTCATGTTGGGGCCAGTTTCAGCGGCTTCGTGGATGGCATCTTGAATGTTAAACATAGTGGGCTCCGTTAGGCTGCCAGTTGGATGGGTTGTTCAAATGAAGGTGTGAATCCGGGCATGTATTTCTGCCGGATTGCACTGCGGTAGGCTGTGACGAGCGGGCCGAACTCTGGTGGCATCCGCGTCTCTTCCATCATGTTCGGGCCCCAGCCGGTTTCGACGGGGACAGGAACTGGGATGGTCCAGTTGAAGTAGTATTCCATGAAGGCTGAGGCTTCCGCCAAGCAGGCATCCATGAGGGCCGTAGCCTTGAGGGCCACGTCCGGGTGGCTATCGTTGTAGAGGGCGTCATGAACCTGATTGACCAGTAGGGCTAGGCCATTGAAGTTCTTGAGGCTGTAGTAGCAGCGCACTGCCAACCACATTGCTGCCTTGGCGAACTCCCCGCCTGTGCCTTGCACTGGGTAGTTCTTGACTTCGGTAGGTGTGAAGCTCGTGTACGTCCCGCGCTTAGCGAGGAACTCAGGGCTCTCATGCTCCCGCCATGTGTACAGCTTGCCATCTGGGGCCCGCCAATAGGACTTGCGTGGGTTGCAGATAGCGCCGGGAATATCCGGGTGCTGGAACTTCTTGTTGGTCGGTGTGCTGTTCGCCTTGATGGCGTCCATAAGGTCAGCGAAGAACGTCTCCGTCTCAGGGTAGCGAGTACGTTCCGCTACGATGAGGGCTTCCACGTCCTCTAGGCTCATCTTGGTACTGTCAGCGATGGCTGCTGCGCCAGCGCCGAATGCCCGTTGGAAGGAGAACTCCTTGGCCTTGGTGCGCTTGTAGTCCCACTCAGGGAGCTTCTGCACCTTGCACTTGTCTAGCGCCTCCTCGTAGGTGATCCCCTCCTTCTGACTGACGCGGACACAGTGCATGTCCAGCCCAGCCTTGAGGTCGAGGATCAGGTTCTTACAGGAGGTGATGAGCGCCTGCACATAGACTTCCAGTGCGGTGAAGTCCGACTGCCCGATCCTGCCGCCCTCGAAGCGAGAGACGAACATAGACTTGGCATCCGACTTCCCACCCTTAGGCAGGTTCTGTAGGTTCGGGTTGCTGCTGCTGAACCGCCCTGTAACCGTGGACGTATGGTTCAGCATGTGGTGGATAATACCGTCAGCCTGCACGAGGGTCAGCATACCCTTGCTCTCCCCTGTGTCGGGGTCGGTGACGATGTAGTAGGTGGTCAGGTCCTTACTCATGGCCGTGACCTTGCCGAGGGCTTCTAGGAAGGGGATACCTGCCGTAGAGAGCTCAGCGATTACCTTGGCATCCACGCTGTAGACACCGGGAGTTGCCCCTGCCCACTTAGCCTTGGGCTTCGTGACACCGGGGAAGGTGTAGGGTACATCTTGGATAGCGCCCTTGGGCTTGGAGAAGTCCGGGACCTTGACGATCTTGGTCTTGACCTCGCCAGCGTTCTTACCGGCTTTGAAGGTCAGGCGCTCCTTACCCTCTGGAACCTCGCCGCCCCACTCGGTATCTCGCAGATGCTCCCACCAAGATGGCTCCATAGTCGAGCCGTCCTCTAGCTTTACGTGCACCTCGTCCTTCATGGCGTGCATCATGTTCCCGTCATCATCGAGATGCGGGAGCCACTTCTTGTAGGTGACGGTGCCGCCAAAGATGATAGCGGACTTCTGCCTTGCGCTGCCCCAGTTGAAGTCGAAG